CGCTTCGGCGCCCTCCCCTTCTCCATCGTGGCGCGCGCGATCATCGCCCCCGAAGGTTGCGGCGAGCAATCGCGCGACGATATCGACGAAGCCTGCCGCGCCGCCGTCGCTCTGCATTGCCGCGACGTCCGCATCGCTGACGGCATGTCCGCCGCCGCGCAGGCCCGCCGCGATGATTCGGACGCAATCGCGCGCCGACAGGCGGCCTTTCTCGAAACGCGCCGCCAGCGCCAGCATGTCGCCGTCGCCGAACGCGTCTTCCAGTTCGGCGAGTGCGCCGAGCGTGAGGACAAGTCTGTACGGCGCGCCGGTGAGCGTCGCTTCGATTTCACCGCGATGTCTGTTCGCCATCTTGAGGTACTCGCTCGTTCTATTCTCCTTCCCTTGCGGGAAGGGGTGAATTGGGTGGGTACATCTTCATGATCCGCCGTCGCCCCTCCATTCCCCTCCCCCCTGCGGGGAGGGGTTAGGGGTGGGGTAACGATCACGAGTGATCTTTGCGGACAGAGAAACGCCCTCGGTCAGTGAATGACGTCGGCGAGAGACACACTCGATATCGCGCCTGGCTCATCACCCACCCCCGACCCCTCCCCCTCAAGGGGAGGGGTGAAGTGCTGGGCGAGGACGTCTATGCAGCCGTGAACGTCAGCTCGCCTGCGCTTTCGAGAGAAATATCGAACGTCACTTCCGCGTCGTGACGGCCGCTGAATTCGAGCGCCGTGATCTGGAACGCGCCCGCGATCATTCCGAAGTCCGGCACGATGACTTGCCAATCGCGAATGGTGCCGTTGAATGCGTAGTCGCGGATGGTCGCGTCGGAGACGCCATCCTTGAACACGCCCGATCCGGTGATGCGCGCCGATTTCACTCCGGCTCCGGTCAGCAGTTCGCGCCATTGGCCGGCGCTTTCCGTATTGGTGATCTCGACCGTTTCGGCGCTGATCGAAAGTCCGCGCGCGCGAAGTCCGGCCACCGTCGTAAAGACGCCCGCGCCAGTCGTATCGACCTTCAGCAGAAGGTCCTTGCCTTTTTGTGCTGTCATAAGAGGAGATTCTTTCGTTTTGTGCGCATTTTTGATTGCGCCTTGCGACTCCGCTGCGCGGAGCCGGCCGCAAGGCGCGGGGCTGCTGCTTCTTTCTTCGTTGTGCCGAGATTCGCGGTCCGCGAGCCGGTCGCCGTGCACGGGCTCTTTTTATTTGCGCGTTGCGACTCCCCTATGGGGAGCCGGCCGCAAGGCGCGGGATTTCTGCGTCGTTCTTCGTTGCGGGTTGTGGGTGACGTCGCGCAGGCGGCCATTCCCTCTCCCCGTTCTTTACGGGGAGAGGGTCAGGGTGAGGGGCGGCCGCATTTCAAATATTCTGCGCCTCGCCCACCGTCCCCACCTCTGGCGTCATCCCGGCGAAGGCCGGGATCCAGACAAGTCTGCGGCTGTGCGAACTTTGCGACAGATCAAATTCCGTCCACTTCCGTCACGGCGCGGAAGCGGGCGATGCCGTGGAACGTTTCGCCGTCGTTGTCACGGCGTGCTTCCGAATATTCGTGGCGAAGATTGACGAGGTGATGCCCCGAAAGCGGCAAATCCTGATCGTGGAGCGCCGCGCGCACCGCCGCGATCACGGCTTGCGCTTCCTTGCGTCCCCGGGCGCGCGACCAGACGTGCAGCGTTATCAGATGCTCGTAACCCTTCTCGCTGCCTGTCGACCAATCACGCTCCGTCGATGGCCCGAACGTCACGAACGGAAATTGCACACGAGCCGGCGCGTCGTCGTAGATGCGCGGGCCGCCAAGAGCCGCCACGGTCGCCGCATCGTTCGTCAGCTTTTCGAAGATGGCTTTTTGCAAGGCGAAGGCCGCGCTCGACATCATCAACCTCGCTCCGATGACGTATCAGTCGCAAGCCGTACCCGATCTGCCAGCTCCGCCGTCCCGCGCACGCCCTCCCTTTGCTGCTCCCGCTTGGAGATCGCTTCGCGCACCAGCACCAGGGCACGTAGACGCGCCGATGAGCCAATACCGCTGATACCTACGTTGACGTTCATAGATCACGCTCCTCGACAGGACACTTCAACCAGGCTCCGCGATCCTCGACGTCGATGGCGCCGAGAATATCGAATATGCGATTGCCGAAACGGATGCGCATGTCGGGTTGCACGCCGCTACGGTAGCGTATCCAGATGTCGTGCGTTGCCGTCCCAGCGACGCGATCGCACGCGAAGTCTTCATCGACGCTGCGCGACCAGATCGCCGCCCAGACTTCCGCGATGCTCTGCCACTCGGTCGTCGATCCGCCGGCGCCGTCGCCCGTTCGCTCGCCGCGCTCGATGACGATGCGATGGCGGAGGTCGCCAATTCTGATGGGCGCTTTCATAGTCTGATCGTCCGAAAAGGATTGATGAGATCGCTCACTGCGTCCGGAATGCGCGCACCGTCGTGGCCGATTTCATGTGGATCGCGGTGCTCGTACCAATGCGCCGTCAACATCAGGATGGCGCGCTTGAGCGGCGCCGGGACGCTATCGGCGGCGTCTCCAAAGCCGGCGGTCAGTTCGATTTCGATGCCGTTCGCCGCAAGCCCCGGTAGCGGCGGCGCGCAGTTGTTCCAAACGAGACGCGGTGGCCGCGATGCAAGATCGATGAGGTAGCTCTGCTCGGGTATGACGGTTGCGTCGCCGTTCGCATTTTTAACCCGCACCTCACCGACGGAACGCAGCGGCGCGAGCGGCAGATCGACGTGGCCGGTAATCGGCCAGCGATCGCGCAACAGCGTCCACGATTGCGTAATGAGCGCCAGAGACAACGCCGTCTCGATATGCAGGCGCGACGTGAGAACGAGACTGGCGATCAGCGCATCCTCGGCGTCGGTGTCGATGCGGAGATGCGCCTTGGCATCATCAACCGTCACCGGCTCCGCCGCTGGCGGGTTCGTCATCACGAGAGGCATTGCATGTCCTTATTGATGGCACCTTGCGACTCCGCTGCGCGGAGCCGGCCGCGAGGCGCGGCTTTGTCGCGCGAACAGAGCAACATCAAATGCGCTCGGCGGCCGGCTCGCGGAACGCGAGTCGCCGAGCGCAAACAAAAATGCGGGGCCACCGAGGGCCGATGGCCCCGCACGTTTCCGCGCAGGCGGGAGGGAAACCCGCGCGAAAGTTTTTGATTGCGCCCGGCGACTCCCCTGCGGGGAGCCGGCCGCCGGGCGCGGGATGGTTTGAAACGTCATCCTGGCGAAGGCCGGGATCCGTCCAAGCTGCTGTCTTTGCGATATCGATCAGTTTGGACGGATGCCCGCCTGCGCGCGCATGACGATAAGAAAAAATCTCCATGGCCGCGCTTGACCCGGCCATCCAGAACCGCTCGGCGGTATCCCAGCCTGTTGCCCTGGATGGCCGCCTCGGAGGGCGGCCATGACGTGGGGTGGGAGTGCTACTCCGCGAACTTCAGCAGCTTGATCGCGTCGAAATCCTGAACGCCGCCACCGACGCGCTTCGTCGTGTAAAAAAGCACGTACGGCTTGGCGCTGTAGGGATCGCGCAGCACGCGAATGCCCGCGCGATCGACGATCAGATAGCCGCGCGAAAAATCGCCGAAGGCGATCGCCGTCGCATTGGCTGCGATGTCCGGCATGTCCTCGCTTTCGGCGACGGGGTAGCCCATCAGCGATGGCCATTCGCCCGGCGCATTCGCGGGCTGCCACAAATAATTGCCATCGCCGTCCTTCAGCTTGCGCACGGCGGCGACCGTGGCGCGGCTCATCATGAAGGTGCCATTGGCGCGGTACGGCGCTTTCGCGGCGTAGACGAGATCGAGGATCGCGTCGCCCGGAGCCGTCGAGGGGAACGCGCCCGCCGCGCCCGTCGTGACGAAACCGATCTTGCCCCACGCCCACGAGGCGTTGGCAACGGTATCGTAGCTGAGAAAGCCCTTCGGCTTGTTACTGCCATCACCCGAGACGAACGCGGTGCCTTCCTGTTCGGCGAAGGCGATGCGGACTTCTTCCGCCAGCCACTCGTCGATGTTGACGATCGTGTCGTCGAGCAGCGCCTGCGATGCCGCGGGCATCGCATAGAGTTCCATCGTCGGGAACTGGAGATTGGCAAGCGTCGGCGTATCCGTCTGCGTTCGCGACGCCGTTTCCGCGACCCATCCGGTGCCGATGCCCGTGGTCGAGAACGGACGATTGTAGACCGAGCCCGACACCTGGCGAATGCCGGAGATGGCGCGCATCGGCGAGATGGCTTTCAGCGCGCTGTTGACAGCGGCTTCCGTTTCGGCGGGCACGAGATAACCGCCGTCGGCGTTCGAACCGGCGGACAAGGCTTTGTCTTCGATGCGTGCGAGACGCGAGGCGTCGCCGCGACGAACGTAGCCATCGAACGCGGACTTGTGCGCGAGGGACGTTGCCGTCATCGCCCAGCCTGCAAGATGCGGACGCACCGATTTGAGCGCCAGCCCGTCAGCGACGCGCTTGGTCGACTCCAATGTTTCTTCAATGCGCGCCAGCTTCTCGGCAACGAG